TAAAGAAACTATCTTTAATTGAACATAAATGCTATTATAAAGTAGTTGAAGTATGGAAAAGGATTACTGCAGCGTAATTCTAGTTGTAAAAGTAAAAACCAACTAAAGTTATGCGCTAAAGGCTGCATATAAACCATTAGTACCAAATCCATTTGAATAGAAACTGCTACTAGGTGTTATAGTTCCCTGCAAAGGAACTAAAAAATGAAATGAAAAATCATCTCCTGCTGACTTAAGAAGGTATAAACCATCATTAGTGCCAGCAGCTGCTATTTTGGATACAAGATAAGGAATATTCTCTTGATCATTGTAAGTATTATTAGACGCGAAAGCCTTACTAGAATACCAAGGTATATCTAGTTCAACTACCGGATTTGTGGGTGTGGATATTGCTGCTCCCGCATATGGTGCACCTGGAGCCGCTGTATATAAACACCTAGGAGTGTTTACATATGGACCGTACTGAACCATTTTTATTCTGATTGAACCTCTATGAAACAAATAGAAAAGACCTATTTTCTCTAAACCAGGATATATTGTTCTATCAACATCACTGATATATCCACCTGATTGATATGCTGTTAAAATTGGTAAATTAGTTGGAGTATGAGGAGAACAATCTGGATTATATCTATGAATAACTTCTCTAAAAGATCTATATTTTTCTCCATATAATAACCCATTCTGTTGATATCCCACAACTGACGGATGAAATGCCTCAAATTCTTGAGAAAAATCAGCACGAGGATTGCTTTGTACTACAACTGTGTCTAACAAGCCACCCCATTCATAATCTGATGCAGCAGCTTTATAAGCAATTACTGCTATAGGAGTATCCAAAGCATTATCTGGTTGATTATAAGAAAGCACTGTCATAAATAATTTAGGTGAATTTTCATTTTTTGTTGCAAACCCCTTGTGCATATAAGGCACTGTAAAGAAAACGTTAGTATCACCTTGAACATCTACTACTCTATGGTAGCAATTTTCCCAATGAGTGGCTACATCATTATTTTGATTAAGCCAGAACACTAATCTTACTGAGTGATACTTAGATGCAAATATGTAGAGCCCAACTTTAATAGATCCTGAAGAATATGAAAATAACGCGTTAATGTTATCCATATAATCTAGATCTGCTAAAGGAGAAATATTGTATACATCAAAAGTGTGTCCAATGTGACTATATCCCACAAAAATATGATTTGATATCTGCGGCGTGCCTGCCACATACAACAATTCCATCTCATCAACACTTTGTCCACCAACATTTGGTACTGTTGAAATACCATTTGTAGGACAAAATCCTAACTTAGGAGCTAAATCTAATCCTTCTCCTTGATTAATATCAACATAAGGATTGATTTTGCCAACTTGAGTCATTGCGGTAGTTGTAGGTTTACTCAAACCAATTCGTTTTAACATACTAGCTGCAGGTTGTGCTATAGAGTTAAACATATCAGCATAAGGAGATAAGAAAGGAACAGTTTTAACAGAAGAAGCGATATCTGACATACTATTTAATGCATTTGATATTATGCCAGAAGAAGATTTCTTATCTGCTTCTCTTCTAGATTTAGAATAAGATGATGTAAGAGTTATAGGTAAATACACTTCAGCATCCACAAATTGTGCTGTAAAAAACATAGTTGTAGAAACTGCCGAATTATTAACTGCATCTGTCAATGGTGCAAGTACAGTTACATTAACTTGAGCCATCTGTCCCACTTCGTAATTAGAAATATCAATAACTCTATCTTTGCAGATAAAGGGAATATCCATAGACGCAGCATCAGCTGAACTAGCTGATACAAGCATATGAGGATATCCGGACATTTTAATTACATCTTCACTAGGAATATTATATAAAGTTGGATAAGGAGCAAAGCAGATCATGCAAGAACCATATAAAAATTGATTTGTGACCACTCGTACTGTTATACGAATCGATCCTCTAAAATATTGAAAATCTTTTAATCTATTTTGGATGTAACTTTGTGAGAACAAAACATCTGGGAAATTAAAAGTTGCTAAAGCCGTATTTAGCCCTTGGGTTGATGTCCATGTTATATTGCCTATAGGATACTCTCTATTAAGAGAGTCGTCTACATTAAAAGACTCCATGTTAAATGATTTATAAGGACTTTGAATCATTTCGCTGTTCGTTTTTTGATGAGTCACCTCTGACACATCATGATAACCACCTAACTGAACTTCCTGTGTTACCTCTGGTTCGGCTGTGGCTCTTGCACTGTATTCCACGTTCTTCGTGGTCGTGATCTGGTTTGTTTCAGGTATTAGAAACTACGGATTGCAATTATGCAAAGTTTTTGTATTGATTAGCAGTTTGATATCCTCCATAATTTCGATTAAAAATAGTATCATACGGTAAAGTTAATCTATTTTTAATTCCAATTATTAAAGTTGTGTCATCTAAATTTTCCTCAACCCACTCAAGAAATTTACCACAAAAACTACGGTAAAAATCTCTCCCAAAATGGAAAATTTCGTTTACGAAAGACTCAATGGTTGACATTAGTATTTCGAAATTGACTTTGGACCCATTAGTCCAATATGTTGATTCGACTATAACAGACAAATCTAAAGGAGCTCCCTTCCACGGGTATTTTTCTCCTGTGCTACTTTTCACAATAGTAGTAAAAGATCGACCTAGATACCTTACTGTTTCTAGTGTATCATAAGGATTAGCTCCCGCTTTCTTAGAGAAATGAGTATAATTCATGCCAAAATATTTCTTAAAATGAGGTTGAAAATCACTGACTCGCAATCCTTCTTGCATAGTAGTTAATATATTATCATCTCCATAAACTACTATATTCCAAGTTGTAGGATCCAATTTAAATTCTTCTGTAAGTACTATATACCACATAACTAACTGTCCTAACGAGTTGTACCATGAGGTCCACGGATTTCCTGAAGGATTTCCATCATTAACTTG